AGCCGCTTTCCGTTCGTCCCGCAGGGGCGCGAAGACGCGCTTTGAGAAGTCCGACGACTACGCCCGCATCCTCATGCAGCCCGTGACCGCCGCGAACTGCGGCAAGATGCAGAAGGTCGCAGCCGATGCGATGAAGCACGCGAAGTCCGTTGGCGACGACGACCTGTTCGAACTCGCCGAGGAGATCGCGAACACCTGCCGAACCAAGAACCCGAACCGAGGTGCAAAGTGAAGAGCAGCAACCGATACGCGAAGGCATACAAGGCGTCCCGCAATGGCGCGAAGTCCACGCACGCGAAGCCGACGATTGACGAGGTGATGAAGATCGTCAACGAACTCAAGCAGATGGGGCTGCACGATGCCGCGGAAACCCTGATGAAGTCATGGCTGCGCGAGACGAACGGCGGGCGCAACATGCACTCCCGCACGGGCGAGAAGTCCACGCACGCCGCCGACAGCCTACGCGCCCTCGCCGTCAAACTCGGCTACGCGCCCGATGCCGTCACCGTCGAGGACGGGCGCGGCACGATCACGTTCGCGAGAAACGACGGCAGCGCGGGTCGCCTCGCGTTCGCCCTCCGCAAGCCCCTCGCGGGCGTAATCGCCTCCGACCGCATCTCGGTCGCCGACGACGCGGTGTGCATCGACATGCGGGGTGAGGCGTGAATCCCGCGTTCCTGCAGGTCAGCGAGCAGGTGTGGATCCCGATCCACGTCATCACCCGCGTGTCGCAGTTCGGCGACGTGGTGACGATCACGACGCAGTACGGCGTGGACCACTACCACGGCGAGGACGCTCGGCGGATCCTCCTTCAACTCAAGCCGATCCTCTGAGGTAACTCGTGCCGACCGACCCCTCCCCGAACCCGTCCGCGAACGGACTGACCCCCGCAGAGCGTCCGCGCAAGCCCTTGTCGGCTCCGCTGAAGCGCGACATGGGCGAGCCGCTCGCGAGCGCGGTCGAACTGCAGCGGTCGTTCTTCACGACAGCCGACAAGATGCTGCGGAACAGCAGCCTCGCGTATCGGCTCAACCCGCAGTACCAGCAGATGATGCGGGCGGACGCGGACATTGAGGGTGTGCTGCGTTCCCTGCAGGTGACGCTCGCGAGCCTTGAGTGGACGGTCATGTGCACCGAGGAGGACAACGAGCGCGGGCAGTTGCTCGCGGAGCGCATCTCGCGCATCTTCGACGCGATGCCCCGACGCTCGGACTTCGTCCGCGCCATGCACGAGGCGGTGTGGTACGGCAACTCCGCGTGCAACCTCGTCTACCAGCGCGACCCGCGGCTCGGCGTGGGAGTGAAGGAGTGGTATCCGTTCCACCCCGACACCCTCGCGTACGACCAGCGCGGGAACCTCGCGATGCGCGTCGGCGCGGCGTACAGCAACGAGGGACCGAGCGCGCAGAACATCGGCTTCGACTCCCGCGTGCACATCTTCACCGAGCAGGAGCGCAAGGCGGTCGTGCTGCACCGCGTGTTCATCAACGCGCCCGACTTCAACGATCCGAACGCGACCGAGTCGATCTACCGCGGGGTCGGTGCGCGTGACGTGTGCTGGTTCATGTGGCTCGCCAAGCAGGAGATCCTGCAGGACGCGATCACCTACGCGGAGCGGTACGCGATGGGCATCCGCGTCGGCTACTACCCGCTCGGGCAGGATCAGGGTCGCACGATGATGGAGAACGTGCTCGCCAACCTGACCAACGACAACAGCGTGCTCCTGCCGCAGAGCGGGACCGAGCGTATCTACGACATCGACATCAAGGAGCCGAACGCGGGTCGCGCTCAGGTGTTCATGGAACTGGTCAACTGGTTCTCGGGCAAGATCAAGGAGGCGATCCTCGGGCAGAACCTCTCGTCCGAGGCGGCGGCAACGGGACTCGGCTCGGGAGTCGCGAGCCTGCACGCGGACACGCTCTCGCGCATCATCCGTTACCACGCGGACGCGCTTGCCGACAGCCTGACGAACGACTTCGTCCGCGTCGTCGCCATGATGCTCGGCGCGACCCCCGAGGAGGCGACCTGTCTCCGATTTCAGTTCGCGCCCGAGCGACCCGATCCCAAGGAGCGGCTTGAGGCCGTGGAGAAGTTCGTCAGCCTCGGCGGGCGTGTCTCCGAATCCGAGGTCCGCGACCTGCTCGGTCTGTCCGAACCAAGCGAGGGCGAGCGCGTGCTTACGGGCAGCGCGTCTGGCAGCGACCCGCTCTCGGGGCTGCTCGGGCAGGGCGCGCCGCCCGAGGGGGCGACCCCTGAACCCGACGCTCCGCGAACCTTCAGCCGCAGGGCGTGGTGATGGACGGCGGCAGGTCGTTTCAATCGCTCGTCAAGGCGGCAGGCGCGGCGTACCGCGAGGCGGTCGCCACGCAGGTGCAGGGCGACGACGCGACCGAGCAATGGGACGCATGGCAGGAACTGACCGCCGCGCTCCTCCTCATGTCGTGGACGGCGGGCGCGCTCGTCAGCCTCAAGGCGGCGGGTGTAAAGGCGAGCGAGGTCCGCGACCCGACCGTCACGCGGTTCGACCGCGTCAGGGTCGGCAACGACTGGATCGACCTAGACACCCGATTCTCAGCGGGACCGACGCAGGAGACGGTGCGGCGGTTCATGGAAACCATCCCGATGACGCGGGAACGGTGGGAAACGCTCCTGCAGCACGCCTTCGACGCGGCGGGGGAACTGCGGGAGGGGGAGGAGTCGGACGCTCTACAGCGGATCCTAGACCGTTCCCCTGCCCTCGCCGCCGCCGTCAGGGGGCAGGCGCAGCGCAAGCCCGAGGGCGTGAACACGCCGACCGCCCGCGCCGTCACGCAGGGGGCGTTCTTCGTCACCAGCATGACGCAGCAGCAGGTGGAGGCGACCAAGGACCTGCTCGCCAAGGTGATCCGCCAAGAGGTCACGGTGTCGGTCGCGGGCAAGCGGTTGGAGGTTCTCGGGGTCGGCGACTTCGTGGAGCAGGCGACCCTCGCCACGGGCACAGACCTGACGACGGCGCGGCTTGAGACGGTCTACCGAACCAACCTCAACCGAGCGCAGACGCAGGGGCGGCTTGACATCTGCCGCGACCCCATCGTCCGCAGGTTCGTCCCCCTCATGCGCTACAACGCGACGAAGGACAGGCGCACCCGAGAGACGCACAAGGCGATGGACGGGTTCATCGCGACGACCGACCAGATCGACGCGCTCGGCATCGCCTGCCCCATCGGGTTCAACTGCCGATGCTCGTGGTCGCCCGTGCCCATCGCCGTGTCCGCCGCAAAGGGATGGACGGACGAGGACGGCATCCCCGACCAAGACGCGATCAACAGGCACAACGGCTCGCGTCAGGCATTGATTGACAAAGGTCTGGTACCCGATATCGGTTTCGTGGCAGGCTGATACGATCAAGGAGCGATATGTCGAATCCATCGCACAGAGTCTCGGACATCGGCGACAAGATCGTGATTCACGACCTTGAGGTGTTCTGCGCGTACGACCCTCGCATCGACGGCGATCACGATCCCGAACTCAAGCGTTTCGACAACGAGCGCGTGCGCGAGATCGTTGAGAGCACGAACGCATACATGGGCAAGGGCAGCAACCCGCGCCTCGTCGTGATGCACGAGCGCGACGGCAACGAGCCGAAGTCGAGCGTCGGTCGGTTCACCAAGATCCGATACGAGGAGCGCAACGGAGTCGGGTACATCGTCGGCGACTGCGAGGTCGAGCGCAGCGTGTTCGACCGACTGCTCGCGACGAACGCGTTCCCGCGCCGCAGCGCGGAGATCTGGCAGGACCAGAACCATCTCTCCGAGGTCGCGCTGCTCGGTCGCGAGACTCCCCGCCGACCGCTGCCCGACACCAACTTCGCCCGCAAGGGCGCGCCCGTCACGTTCAGCCGCAACCTCCGCTTCGACATGGGCACGGTCGGTGGCGGGCTTTCCACGTTCGTGCCCGATACGAAGGGCAACAACATGGCAGATGACAACGATCTCCGCAAGGAAGTCGCGTCGCTGCGCGCTGCGCTTGAGGAGATGAAGAACTCCAAGGGCAAGTACGCCGCCGACGAGGACGAGAAGGACGAGATGGCTGCGGACGACATGCTCACGCAGCAGTTCGCCGAGGAGGAAGGCGATGGCGATGGCGTGCACATCGACATCGACTCGCACGGCGACGAGGACGAGATGGAGGAGGAGGAGGAGGACAAGGCTCTCTTCCCCGCCTCGCGCCGCGGCAGCGCGGACATGTTCGCGATGCGCCGCGAGAACGCTCGCATGGCTCGCGAACTCGCGGCGATGCGCGCCGAACTCGCAGCCGAGAAGTTCTCCCGCGAACTCGACGCGATGGAGCAGGACGGCTACCGCATCCCCGCCGAGCGTCGTCCCCGACTGATCGCGGACCTCGCCGCGAGCCGCGATCCCGCGGATCTCATCGACACGTGGCGCGACCTGTTCGCCCGCGATCCCGTTGGCGTGCGGATCGACATGTCCCGCGCTTCTCTCCCCAAGACCGACATCGACACTCGGCAGATCAGCGACCTCGTCCGCGAGTTCGCTGGCAAGCCCGAGGAGTTCAAGAAGGCAATCAACAGCCGCATCAAGCGGTGAGGTGAAACATGGCAGACTTCGGATCCACTCCCAATCTCGTCGCTGGCGGCACCATCGCGCCGTTCCGCTTGGTCAAGTTGTCCGCTACCGCGGACTTCACGGGTCTTCAGGCTGACGCTGCGACCAAGTTGGTCGTCGGCGTGACTGACGGCAGCGTCCGCCGCTTCGATGCGTCCGCGCACGCGCTTGAAGGCGACACCATCAGCCTGCAGCCGACTGACACCGTGCAGGTCACGTCCAGCGCGGCGATCACCCGCGGCGCGCTCCTCACCTCGGACGCGAACGGCAAGGCGATCACCGCCACTACTGGGCAGCCTGCGTTCTACATCGCGCTTGAGAGCGCGGGCGCAGCCGATCTCATCATCCGCGCTTACCGCATCGGTGCGGTGACCGCCTAAACCCCTCAACAGGAGTACACGACATGGCATTCACAGTTGTCGGGGGCGGGCAGTCAGCCTACATCCCGAGCACCAACGACCTCGCGACTGGCGCGCTTCAGGTCGAGTTCACCCGCAGCGTCAACACGTTCCCGCTCACGCGCTACGCGCAGATCGTCCCCGTCACGAAGATGGAGGGCTACTACCTCCGTCAGGATGTCGCGGACAACGCTCGCGTGAGCGACATGAACGAGTTCATCTGGCCGCTCGGCAACGACGCGCCCACGGGCAAGCAGAACGCGTTTGAGTTCCTGCCCTACTCGTGCCGCCGCTACGGCTTCCCGTTCTACATCCCGCAGGAGACTGCGAATCAGGCGGCGTGGGATGTCGTCGCGCAGCACGCCCGCACCAAGGCGCAGTTGGCGATGACCCGCCGCACCATCGAGGCGGCGACCGCGCTCTCGACCTCGGGCAACTGGGGCGGCAACTACGCCTCGGACCCGACCGTTGCGGCAATCGGCGCGGGCTACTGGCAGGCTTCGTCCGTGCTGAATGGACACATTCAGAAGACGATCCAGACCGTGCTGCAGTTGATCGGCTACAGCAGCGCAGGCGCGGTTCAGGCTCGCGACGTGATCATGGTCATCAGCCCAAAGGTCGCGCAGACGATCTCTCAGGCTCCCGAGATCAAGGAGTACGTCAAGTTCATGGCGCAGTCCGTCTCGTTCCTTCAGGGATCGGACACGTTCTCGCGCTGGGGCATCCCGCAGACCCTGTTCGGACTCGGCGATGTCGTCGTTGACGACAGCGTCAAGGTCACGAGCAAGAAGGGCGCGACCAACGCGCAGTCTTGGGTTCTCGGCGACGGCGCGTACTTCGTCAGCCGTCCGAACGGTCTGGTCGGCGTGGAGGGCGGATCGTCGTTCGCCACCCTGCAGATCTTCGCGTACGAGGACATGACGGTCGAGCAGTTCAACGATCCGCAGAACCGCCGCATGGTGGGACGCGTGATCGACAACAGCGTCAGCAAGATCGTCGCGCCCGTGGCGGGCTACGCCATCGGCAACGTGATCTCGGCGTAATCCATTCTCGCGCACGAGGGGGGCGTGGATTAGCCACGCCCCCCTTGTGTTTGGAGCAACAGCATGACCGTCTACGCGACCGCGGCGGACCTTGAGCACTCGCTCGACCAGACGATCATCGCGCAGTTGTGTGCGGACGGCGGCACGCCGATGCCCGCGCCCAACGCCGTGACGACCGCCGCGCTTGAGCGTGCGAGCAGCATCGTGCTCTCCTACATCCGAGTCGGCGAGACGTACAGCGATGCGGAGATCGCGGCACTCGCCGCGGCTCACGACCCGCTGCTCGTCGGTCTGACCGTCGATCTTGCCGTCGAGTTCCTCTACCAGAGGCGCGGCAGCAAGATCAGCCCCGCCATTGAGCAGCGGATCAAGCAGACGTACTCGTACCTTGAGGGGCTGCGGGACGGCAAGATGCTGTTCGGCTCGGTCGATGGCAACGTCGCCGCGGGAACTCCCGCCGTCACCGCCGTGTCCGCGAGCAACCTCGCGTGGTACGGGCGCGTGAGCGCATCGCAGTTCTTCCCGCCGCGCAGGGGACAGACCTACCCGTGAACTGGAGCAGCCGAGTCCGTGACGCGCTGCGGAACCCGCGTGTCCGACAGGGCATCGCGCAGGTCGCCGTGTCGTGGATGGAGGAGCACATCCAGCAGAACGTCGGACGGGGCAAGGGCGGCAGTCGCGTCGAGCACGCGCCGCTGAAGCGCGTGACCGCGACATCGTGGCACACGACGAAGCCCCGCAGCGGCTACAACGTGACCAAGACGAAGCCCGTCGTCGGCAAGAACGGTCGCGTGCGTATGCAGACGCTCTATGGAGTGGTGAACACGGGGTATCGCTACGGCGGTCAGCCCCTGCGCGACACGGGTGCGCTCGCCCGCAGCCTGTCGGCGAACTGCTCGGGCTACGGCGGGCTGCGGCTCAAGATCAAGTTGCGCGGTCTGAAGTACGGTCTGTATCAGGACCGCGGATTCAGCACGAAGGGTCCGAACTACATCCCGTTGACACGCAAGGGCGTTCGCGGGCACGGCACAGGGCGGAATCCGAACGCCGAAGGGCTGACGCGAGGCAAGGACTTCACGATGGCGTGGCGAGGCGTGACCGTTCCGTCCCGCCCGTTCCTTCTTCCAATGCGCGAGGATCTGCGTACACTAGGCAGGTCCATATACCTCGGCTTGCGAGCCGTACTGAGAGGCTGAACATGGCTACAACCATCCAGATCGCAGGTCCGACCGTCATCAAGGTGACGATTGGCGAGTCTGAATCAACCCTTGGGTACAGCGACAACGACACGCTGCCCGCGGTGAACTTTACCGAGCATCAGCACGACGTTCGCACGGTCCTGTCGGGCGCGGTCCCCGAGGAGATCGTGCTGCAGGGAACGTCCGCCCGCATCTCGCTCGCGCTCGTCAAGTGGGACGAAGCGGTCCTCTCTGCAATCCTGACGAAGCAGCGCGGCGGCGACGGAACGACATCTCCAGTCGGCGCACGCATCGTGGCGGACCTGCGCTACTTCTCTCTGGCGATTGAGGCACTTGGCAGCGGCGCGACCTACACGTTCCCGTGCTGCTACCTTCAGCAAGACGGCGTTGGCGACTCGCAATGGGGCAACCGCGAGCGCGTGCTCACGCTGAACCTCATGGCGATCCCGAATCCCGTGCAGCCCGCCGAGATCTACGTCTATACGGACGGAACGGTGGCTCCAACGTGATCGACCTCAACGACGACAACGACCCGATGCTCTTCAGCGTGCAGTTGCCCGCGGGCGACCGCCTTGTGGTGCAGTACATGGAGGTCATGGCGGAACTGCAGTCGTTCGCGGGCGATGCCGCGAATCCCGACATATCGCTCGTGCTGCGGGCGATCCGCTCGGCGGCGCGGACCAAGTCCGTCGCCTCGACCGCGTCCGACGCTTCGCTCGTCGCGGCGTGGTACCGCATGACGGATGCCGTGAACAGACAGGGAAACGCCTAAGGGCATCCGCACGTTTCCTCGCCACGTACGGACGGATGCCCGACGAGTTCGACCCAGAGACAGCAATGGGACTCGCTGCGAACATCCCCGCCGTCGAAGCCGCGCAGTCGCTCGTGACCGCCCGCGCCGTCAGCATCGCGATGGGCGATTCCTCCACGCTCGCAGCGTGCGTCTACGCCTCGACGGGTAGTGCCGCGCTCGCGCAGCGCATCGACATTGAAGCCGCACGGCAGAAGGCGATGAATGGCTAGCCTCGCGTCCATCCTCTCGGGAATGCGCGACACCATCGCGAACTGGATGTCCGAGCGCGGGTACGGCGACAACGTCTACCTCGCCGAAGCACCGTTCGATGAGATCGTCGGGCAGTACGCCGTGCAGATCGTCCTCGCCCAGACGACCGCCGTGCATCCGAACAGCGGCGTGGGGCTGATCCGAACGCAGGTGGAGATCGTGACGTGGTGGCGCAACCACCTCGACCCGATGCAGCGCGCCGACCAGCGCATCGCGGGCGATGACGGCATCCAGCGCGTCGTGGACGAACTGCGCGAGTACATCACGCAGCGGCGGTTCGCGGGCATGAGCATCCCGCTCCTGTTCCGCAGCGGCGGCATCGCCGAGGCTCCCGCCGAACTCGACGGTTGGCTGATGGTGCGCGACAGTTACGACTTCGCGTACGAGATCGAATGGGAGGTGAAGTGATGGAAGACCTAGGGCGCATCGTCATCGACATCCGCGAGGGTCAGGGCGGCACAGGAGGCGGCGCAGGCGGCGGCGGTGGCGGCGGCAGTGCGGTTCCTGCGCCCTCGGGCGGTGGCGGCGCGGCTGGCGGCGGTCCCTCCGTAGCCCCGAAGCCTCCACCGAAACCTCCCGTACCGCCCATCCCTCAGAGCAGATGGGAACGGCTTCTCTCGGGAATGAAGATGGGAAGCGAGATCCGCGGTGAGGTTTCCTCATTCCTGCGCGCCCCGTCGATGGGCGGGCTGTCATCCATGTTCGGTAGCGGCGGTGCGGTAGGGGGCGCACTCGGGAAACTTGGCGCAGTCGGCGCAGCAGCGGCTCCCGTGCTCGCAGGCGTGGTCGTGATCGCCGCGGGTGTCGCCGCAGCCCTCCGCGGCATGAAGGCGGCGGCTGAGATCGTCACGCAGCGGATGCGCGAACTCTCGCGGTACAGCGGCGCGATGATGATGGCGCAGGCTCAGGAGCGGATGCGAGAACTGCAGCGAGCAATGGCGGACGCGGCTGTGAACGGTCGGCTCTACGCCGCGGCGCAGCGCGAGGCGACCGCAGCGGGTGACGCTCAGGCGAAGTTCATGCTTGAGTTCAACAAGATCATCGCCGCAGCCGCGGTTGCGTGGCACAGGCTGATGAACGCGCTGTACTCGGCGATGACCCCGACGCTTCGCGCCCTCAACCGATTCTCCGCGTTCCTGTCGCAGTTCGCATACCGAACCGACTCCGAAGGGAATGTTTCCCGCACCGCGTTCGGCGGGCTAATGAGCGCGGCGGTCACTCCGCTGTGGATGCAGACCCTGAAGTTGCTGTGGGACATTGCGAAGAAACTCGGTCTGATTGAGGACAACACCCGACCGAAGCAGGTGCAGAACCCGAATGACTGGTTCAGGGCGGATGTCATGGCGATCACGGGACGGAGGTACTGATGTCTACCGACCTCAAGATCAAGCCTCAAGGCAACGCGCAGAACGAGCGCACGATCAAGAACGTGAACCTTGAGTCATACAACTGCGAGCCTGTGCTCGCGGAGGACAACATGACTCCCGTGGGGGCGCGCTACCAGATATCGGGAACGGCGATCCTCGACGCGGAGGACTGGGCGGACATTGAAGCCGCGCTGTCGGGCAACTCGACTCGACTTGAATACGCAAAGATGATCAGCCCGACGAACGCTTCGTCCCTGCTCATCGACCTGTCGCGGCAGGAAAGCGACATCGGCGGTCCGTTCATCAAGATCACGGCGACTCAGGTCGTCGGATCCGAGGTCGCGCTCGTGCGGTTCGACATCTCCGACCAGCGCAGCCTCTGCGCGAATCAGCCCGTCGTGTCGCACGTGTGGACGCAGACGATGGCGGTCGATCAGGTCGGGCGACTTACGCGCACGATCAACGGGCAGATGCGCGTGAGCCGAGCATCGCAGACGACGAACGTCGAACTGGCTGCGACGAACAGTTGGAACAACCGTCGCCCGTGGGCGGACCTGTACCGCGCCGCAATCCTGCCTGCCCTGCCCGCCTACGGATGGCGAAGGGAGTCGCAGCAGTTCGCGTACGACATCACGAGCACGGTGCTGACGTATCAGGTGATCGACAAGCAGTACCTGCATGACCTTCCCGATGGCGTTCGCGTCGGCGACATGGAGTTCTCGTACGAGCGCACCGCGCAAGACGCGGGCATCGGCACTTGTCAGGTCGTCGTGGAACTTGAGGGCGATCAGAACCTCTACGGTCGTGCAAACGGATTCGGCAACCGATATCTCGTCAAGGCGGCGGTGGCGTTGTCCAAGGCGCGCATCAACGCGTCCTACAGGTCGATCCTCGTGACGCGGATGCGCGTGACCGAGCGGCAGATCCTCTCTGGCTTCAGCATCCGATTCGAACTTGAGGCGCAGACGTTCCCCGCGAGCGCGTCGGCGAGCGCGGCAATCGTGCCTCTTGCCTTTATGGTCGGGCAGTTCTTCACCGTCGTGAGGACCACCAGCAGGACAATCAGCCCGTATGGATCGTTCGTTCCCGTCACCATCGGCGACCTGTCTACGAACGCGTCCTACTACATGCTTCCTCATTGGCTGGAGAGTGCGACCGCCGACACGAAGTTGAACGGCATGACCTGCGACGGGAAAACCTTGGACATGCCCGTCGCCGACCTCGTCACGATCACAGGCGCGAATACGTACGGCGACGTTCAAGTCATTGTCACGGCGAACGCCGAGGGCGTTCCAGAGATGAACGATCAGTTCGACGGCAAATACGAGTCGAGCAGCGTTCAGAAGTCGAACGACGGCGACGGA